TTTTTTTATTAAACTGATATACAATCAAAGAACTAGGATTATTAACTTGTTCTATCGACTGACCTAGCAGACAAGCCGAGACAATAGAACTTATTTCCGGGAGGAAATTATGGCGAATTCAACATTTAGTGGGCCAGTTAGGTCCGAAGGTGGTTTCCAACACCTAGCTACAAACAGCACATCAGGTAATCAAATCAACGATAAAGTTGAAATTACTACTGCTGGTCAACTTGTGGTACATGGAACAAATGCAAACAACACCAACAGAAGTGCTTTAACTTCTGACAGGTATTTTTTAACAGAATGGTTTAAGAAAAGACCAGCAACCAATGCAAACATTGACCAAGCGTATACGGTTGAAGTTGCAAGAGCAGCAAACAGAGACTTTGAGATTCTAGGAACAAATATGACCACTGCTTTGGTTACCTTTGATACCACAAGAGCTGGTTTAACTGTCACAACTGCTGGTGCTGACCAAGACCAAGGAATCATTGCTCCACATTTAGATACAGGTTTTACAGCTTGGACTGGTGTGTTGTGGGGTACTGAAAACCAAACAGAATGGGAATGTGCAATTTCGTCAAACGCCATTGATAACCAAAAGTTTTGGGCAGGTCTAAAACTTACTAACGATCAATTGATAGCTACTGATGCTGACCAAGCGTATTTTAAATTTCAAACAGATGCTACTAACTCAGAAGCATTTACTGATTTCACTAAATTGCATTTTGTACACTCAGTTGGTGGTACAGACTTTATTTCGCAACTGCCTATAACAGTAGCTGCTAACACCACTTACCACCTAAAAGTGGTTATTGACAGTGACAGAAAATTAACAATCTTTGTTGATGGTACACAGTACGACATTACAACCACTGCGGGGTCTACAGGTGGAACAGCAGTTTCTGCTGTAGCCGAAGGTGCAGCAGCAGTTTTATCTGGCGCTCTAACTGACAATGTTGATTTTATTCCTTACATTGGAATAGAAGCTGGAGCTGCGGCAGCTGAAGCACTTGATGTTCATTATCAAGCAATCAACAGAATTATATTTGAATAGGGAGTAACTTATGGCAGGTAGATTAACAGGCTCAGATGTTCAGGGTAAGTTTATAATTGCCGATGCTCAAGCCTTAGATGCAGATGGAATATCAGCAGCAGCCTCCGTAGGAAATAACGCAGCACTTACTATAGGTGGTGCGTTAGCTGACGGTGGCTCTGTCACTAATGTTGGCGGAAGGATTGTAACGATCCTTTCTGCTGGCAACGATGCAGCTAAATCATTTACTGTAGTAGGCACCGATGTTAATGGAGATGCTCAAACAGAATCCATAACAGGTGCTAACGCAGGTACAGCTACTGGGTCTAAATACTTTAGAACAATAGCCTCAATAACAGCTGTTGGTAATCCAGCAGGTGATGTTAGCGCAGGTATAAATACAGCAGTTGCAGACGTTATTTTTGCAGGTAGAACTAGGCTGCAAGGTATTAACCTTGTTTGCTCTGGTACGGCAGGAAATGTAGAGTTTGTAAATACTTCTCCAAATGGGAGCAGTCTTTTTAAACTAGGGTCTGTAGCATCTGCTACTGTAACTAGAGACATTACTATTCCTGATAATGGATTATTATTTACAGGTGGCTTGTATATTAATTATACAACTGCAACCTTTGGATCTATGACTGCTTTCTATGCATAATGTATCGAAGACAAGCAGCTATACCAAAAACTACTAAAGGTAAAAAAGCCAATTATCGCCCCACAAAAAGTGGGGCCGGTATGACTAAAAAGGGAGTTGCTGCTCATCGTAGAGCAAACCCAGGTTCTAAACTTAAAACTGCTGTAACTGGCAAAGTAAAAGCTGGTAGCAAAGACGCTAAAAGACGTAAATCTTTCTGCGCTAGATCAGCAGGCCAAATGAAGAAGTTTCCTAAAGCAGCAAAAGATCCAAACTCTAGGCTTAGACAAGCTCGTAAAAGGTGGAAGTGTTAAATGGCTAAAGTAAAAAGTAAAGGTAAAATTTGTCCATCAGGTAAAGCTTGGGCCAAAAGAACCTTTGATGTATATCCCAGCGCTTATGCTAACTTAGCAGCATCTAAGTATTGTAAAGACCCAAACTATGCTAAAAAATCCAAAGCAAAGAAAATGAAGAACGGTGGCCTTGTTGGTGGTGGAAGACAATCTAGACAAGACAGGCAGAGATAATGGCAGGACAACTTGAACAATGGCTAAGAGAAGAGTGGGTTGATATATCACGCAAAAAAAAAGGAAAACATCCTAAGTGTGGTAGAAAAACAGCCGGCAAAGGCAAGTATCCTAAATGTGTTCCAAAAGCCAAAGCTGGTAAAATGACAGCTGCTCAAAAGAAAAGTGCAGTAAGCAGAAAGAGATCAGCAGGCAATGCAGGTCCTAAACCCACCAATGTTAAGACTTTTAAAAATGGTGGAGAAGTAAGAAAAATTGCAAGAGGTTGTGGTAAAGTAATGAATAATAGAAGAAAAGTAACTAAAATTAGCTAATATAATAGGTATTTGTAAATGAAAGGCGTTAAACATTACAAAAGAGATGGCACTGAGCACAAAGGCAGTTCCCATAAAATGGCTAATGGTACTTTGCATACAAATAAAGCACACACTAAAACTAGCGTAAAGCTATTTCATTATGGAGCTTTAAGCAAGCTAGCTAAGAAAAAAGCTATGTCCAGAAAATGACAACATCTAGCAGTACAGATTTTGAACCAAACGTAACTGAGTTTATTGAAGAAGCATTTGAAAGATGTGGTCTTGAACTTAGAACTGGTTATGATTTAAAGACAGCGAAAAGATCTATTAACTTAATGTTAGCTGAATGGGCCAACAGAGGTCTTAATCAATGGACTGTTGAGCAGTCAACTCAAACTGTTACAGCTGGTCAAACAGATTACACTCTAACATCTAACATAATTGACATATTAGATTGTTCTATTAGAAGAACAACCAATGGCACTGCGTTAGATTTACAAATGTCCAGGATTAGTAGAAGCGAATATTTAAACATTCCAACTAAGACAACTCAATCTAGACCTTCTCAATTCTTTTTTGATAAATTAATTACACCTGTGTTAAAGATATGGCCAGCTCCTGAAAATAGCACAGATGTAATTGTATTTAATAAATTGGTAAGAATGGACGATGCTGATAAAGCAACCAACACCGTAGACATGCCCTTTAGATTCTATCCATGTTTTGCAGCCGGGCTTGCATATTACATAGCAATCAAGAAGGCTCCAGAAAGAGTGGTTATGTTAAAACAAATGTACGAAGAAGAGTTTGAAAGAGCGCTGTCTCAAGATGAGGATAGATCTTCATTTAGAATAGCTCCATCTTTAAGAAACGGATACTAGCATGGCGTATGCATCAGGCAAAAAAGCAAAAGCTATTTGTGATCGATGTGGATTTCAGTACAAGTTTCATGATTTAAAAGAAGAGTGGAATGGTTTAAAAACATGTCCAACTTGTTTTGAACCAAAACATCCACAATTGAAGCCATTGCCTCATGTAATGGATCCTGAAGCTTTGTATAAGCCAAGACCTAACAATGACATAGAAGCAGGCGAAGGATTTGTTGTTGTTATTTACACAAACATTAAAAAAGGCAATGACATGAGTCTAGATATTGTAGGCTCTAATTTTAATATAGATAAAATGACAGGCTCTCTTGGAGAAGTTACAATAACAGTATGACACTAGCTGAACTAAAAACTCTTATACAGAATTACGTTGAAAACGATGAAACAACCTTTGTTGCTACGTTAAACGATATGATTATAAATACTGAAGAAAGAATCTTTGAGTTAATTCAGTTTGATTTTTTTAGAAAAAATGTTACTGGTAGTTTAACTATTGGGAACACTTACCTTACAACACCTTCAGATTTTAAATTAAGTTTTTCTTTGGCTATTATAGATGGCAATAATGATTACCATTATTTAGACAAAAAACACCCTAGTTTTATGCGTGAGTATTCTAATGATGCAGTTGCTATTTCTGAAAGAGGAAGACCTTTGTATTATGGAGACTTTGACAAAGACCTTTCTACAGCAGTAGACAATGGATCTACTTTAATAGTATCTCCAGTTCCAGACCAAGATTACAGCGTTGAACTTCATTATCTACACAAACCATCAAGTCTAACCTCTCAAACAACAGGAACCTGGATTTCTCAAAATGCTCGTAACGCACTGCTTTATGGTTGTTTAATAGAAGCTTATACCTTTATGAAAGGAGCGCCTGAGATACAGGTATTGTATGAAACAAGATTTGGCCAAGAAATCACAAGATTAAAAAATGAGGCTGAAGCAAGAGGAAGGAGAGATGAGTATAGATACGACTCAGTAAGAACAAACGTTACATAAAAGGAGAGAGAAATGGAACGAATCGAAAGCTTAGAAGGCAAAAGCATTGCTATCGTTGGACTTGGTAAAAGTTGGCACGATTACAATTTAGCAAAATCACACGGAACACACTTTGACGAAGTCTGGGCCATTAACGCAGTTGGCTCTGTAATATTTCACGATCGGACATTTATGATGGACCCAGTTAGTAGGTTCCTAGATACCGATGATGCTGGCGGTCAAACAAGCGGAATGACAGAAGTGTTATTAAACGATGACAAACCTATTTATACTTGTGAGCTTGATGATCGATGCACCAACCTGGTTGAATTTCCAATCAATGAAATACTAGAAGAATTTAATTGTTGTTACATAAACAATACTGTTGCTTACGCAGTTGCTTTTGCTTTGTGGAACAAGGTAGGAACAATGAAAATGTTTGGTGTGGATTTTAGTTACAAGGGAAATTTACATTTTGCAGAATCTGGTAGAGCTTGTGTAGAGTTTTGGTTATCTAAGGCCATGCATAGCGGTGTTCAAGTTGAGGTTGCAAAATCAAGCGGACTTCTTGACACGGATGTTATAGCAGAAGAAAAACTTTATGGATATCACAGACTTGATGACCCATTGGTTGTTATGGGAGATGGAAAAGGTTTTATGACCAGCATGAAAAAAAGTGAGGCTATGAAAAATCAAGATGAGTCAAATCCAGAACCTATATTAATAGATAGAAACGATGGTCATCTTAGACCACCGGAGCCAAAAAAATGGTAGACCAGCTTACACCAAGTGGATTGCCAGATTTAGGAATAATAGAAGTTGCTACTACAAATTACGGAGGACATCCTCCAGAGTTTTGGGCAAAACAATTAACCGATAAAATCGTTGGTTATTCTGATGAAAATGAACAACACATTAAAGACCAAGCTAGGGCTTACAAAGATTTAATTTACAAAGTTTGTTTGATATATATGAAAAATGCTATAAAATCTTATAAAGCGTCTTTAATTCAAGAATTAACTCAGGGAGATGCTCAAGATTTAGCTAAAATAATCAAAGGTATTTAAAATGGCAATTACATCAACACTTACAACCAGTTTTAAAACAGAACTGCTTGCAGCAACGCATAATTTTGCGACTAACGGCAATGCTTTTAAACTGGCTTTATATACAAGTTCAGCCACATTAGGCGCAGCTACCACAGCTTTTACCACTACAGGGCAAGCATCTGGAACCAACTATTCATCTGGTGGTGCAGCTTTAACTAAAGTAGCACCTACCAGCGCTGGTACTACTGGTTTTACAGATTTTGCAGACTTAACTTTTGGAACCGCTACAGTTACTGCTAGAGGTTGTATGATTTATAACGACACCAATGGTGATAGATCAGTTGCAACAATTGACTTTGGTGGAGATAAAACTTCTACCGCAGGAGACTTCACTATTGTTTTCCCAGCAGCAGCAGCCAATACAGCGATTATAAGAATCGCCTAGCCTTAAATGGCTAATATCAACGGTTGGGGTCGAGGGACGTGGGGACAACTCACGTTTGGCGAAGCCTTACCAGTCATACTTACAGCTCCAGGCGCAGCAACAGCAGCTACCAGTGGTGTTGCAGTTGATGCTGGCGGTAAGATTGGAATTAATGGAGTTGTTGGTACTACAGGCGCACCAGTAGCAGGGGTAAACGGTAAGGCTATTGTAGCTGTTCCTGGGATTGTTGCTTCTGTAGGTTCTGTATCGGTTGCAGTAGATGGTGAGGCAAACGTCACGCCAACGGGTCAAGCAGGTACTTCAGCTCTAGGAACAATCAGTCTTGTTACCAATAACCATTTATCTGTTACACTAAATACTGCTACTGGATCTGTTGGGGCCATTGTCCCGGATGCAGAAGCAAACGTTTTTCCATTAGGACAAAGCGCTACAGGATCAGTAGGAACAATTTTAGTGTGGTCACGTATTGATGAAAGACAAACTCCAAACTACAATACTCCTAATGGAATAGATGTCACTCAAACTCCTAATTGGGAGGAAGTGGCGTAACAAAGAGGTAAAATAGATGGCAAGTTCATATGTAAATGATTTAAGACTCAACGAGATGGCTACTGGTGATGCCAGTGGATCTTGGGGTACAAACACAAACGTTAATTTAGAATTAATTGGTGAAGGCCTAGGTTATGGAACCGAAGGCATAACAACCAACGCAAACACTCATACATCAACTGTAGCAGACGGAGCGACTGACCCAGTTAGAGCTATGTATGTTGAATACACAGGAACATTAGATTCTGCGTGTACTATAACAATTGCTCCTAACACTATAAACAGAATGCACTTTATCGAAAATGGTACAAGTGGTTCTCAAAACATAATTATTAAACAAGGCTCTGGAGCTACGATAACCATACCTTCTGGACATACAAAAGCAGTTTATTTAGACGGAGCTGGTTCTGGTGCAAAAGTAGTAGACGCTTTTGCCAGTCTCAATGTTGTAGACCTAACAGTAGAAGATGATTTATTTGTTACAGATGATTTAGGCGTTGGCGGAGATATAGACTTAGAAGGCTCTATAGATGTGAATGGTACAGCCAACTTAGATATCGTAGATATTGATGGAGCTGTAAACATGGCAACTACTGCCCTTGTTACTGGCGTACTGACAACAACCGCAGCACAGGTAATTAATGGTGGGGCAACACTTGCCACAAACAAAAAGATGAACTTTCGTGATGCTGCAATTCACATAAGCTCTAGTGCAGATGGCCAACTTGACCTTGTTGCAGATACAGAAATTCAGATAGCTGCAACTACTATTGACATCAACGGAGCAATAGTCGCTAGTGGCGAAATTGCTGCTGTATCTTTGGATATCTCTGGTGCTATAGATGTAGACGGAGTTGCCAACTTAGATGTAACAGATATTGATGGAACGCTTAATGTAGCAGGTGTAGCTACAGCTCAAGTATCAGCTAACATAAATCAAGTAGCCTTAACTTCAAGCTCTAACGCAGTAGCTTGGGATGCAGCTGCAGCAGCCAATGCCTTTCATGTTACAACCGAGAATACTACCTTATCAGCACCTAGCAATCCTGTTGAGGGAGCAATTATTAATATTGAAATAGC